CTTCAACATACTCTAGCTTCTTTTCGGTAGCAGAATCTTTAGAATCTCTTAACTGGCCTAATTCATTCTTAGCACCTTTAAGGTCTCCAGTCTGGCCTGAGAGTCCGTCAATTTGGCCCTGGACTTTATCTACCTCTCTTTGTATAACAGAAATCTTATCATTGTTTGAATTAATACGTTGCTGTCTCTGTCTGAGCTCATTGAGCTTATTCTTAATCTCAACGCCTTCTCTTTCAGCTATACCAACTTCTTTCTGTATGGTTTGGATATCATTCTGAACTTCGGCAGCATCACTCTTAATGCCGTTAAGTTTAGTTGTCTTAATATCGGAGTCAATCTCTTGCTCACACGTAGGGCAACTATCGTTATCTTCAAAGAACCTAGCATCTTTCACTAAGGCCTTTATCTTACCATTGTTCTGTGCCTGTGCCGATTTGATGTCGGACATTCTTTCCAAAAATATACTATGTGCTTTTTCTCCGGCATCGATACCTACAGTTAGATTCTTACCAATATCTCTGGAGTCTGAAAAGAGTGCTGTAATCTCTGTCTTGTGGTCTTCTACTGACTGACGCTTCTGTTCTATCATATCCTTATTGATAGACTGTAGATCATTAATGTACTTAGTTTGTGAATCCATCTTAGTCTTATATAGCTCTATCTGATGGTTAATATCTGTAAGCTCTTCTTTGATCTTGGAGTTTCTTTCCTTTAGTAACATATTCATCTTGGAGAATATCTGAATATCCAATAGGTCTTCAATGACTGCTCTACGACTCCATGCTGGTAGTTGCATAAAGGGTATAAAGGAACTACTACCTAGAACCACAACCTGATGGAATGACTTGTGGTTTAGTTTTAAGATGTTAACCTCTAAGTACTTTTGAAAATCTCGCATATTAGATGCTTGATTTGTCATGTTACCGTTCTGCCATATCTCAAACTTGTTAGGTTTAATACCACGAACAATCTTAAACTCTGCGTTACCAATATCAAACTCTACTTCAACTTCAGCTTTCTTACCATTAATAGAATTAACCAGTTGGTGCTTTGAAATGTCTCTGTGAGGTTTACCAAAGAGTCCAAATGATAGAGCATCTAGTAGTGTTGATTTACCAGCTCCATTTTGGCCTACAATAAGTGTGGTTGGTGATTTGTCTAGTTTAACTTCAATGAATTCGTCGCCAGTGGATAAAAAGTTCTTCCACCTACATGATTTAAATTGTATCATACTACCTCGAGGTTTTGTGCTTCAGTATATAGTTTTCTTAATTCAATTTTGATGTGGTCTTTATCTAAATCTGTCTCTACTGCATTGACATATGAATCAAGAAGTTCTGTGGTATCTTCTAGGGATATTTTATCGTCTGCAACGCTTTCTCCCATATACTCTTCAAACGACTCTGCAATCTTCAGCTCATATGTTTCGATTGATTGTAATTTATCTACAAACTTATCAAACATATACAAGTCAGTTTTATTTATAACAATGAGTTTAATAAACTTTTTGGCGTACTGTGATACATCTAAGTTACTATAATCTGTCTTAGTGTCGTCATATATAACCTTCTTAAACATAGTAATAGGGTTGCGGACTGGTGTAATCTCTCTGGTCTCCGTATCTAATACGTGGAAAAATTTAGGATCATCTACATCGGCCCAAGTGAATTCCATCTGAGAACCCAAATAAGACACATTGCCTTGGCTCGATCTTGTATGGAAATGACCAGAGACTACTTGCTCAAACCGTGAGAATATATCTGCACTCATACCATGGGGATTAGGTACACCAGCCAATAAGTCAAAACCTTTTAACTCCAAATGAGCACCTAGAATAGGAGCCTTACAATTCAATGCAAAGTCAACATACTCTTTATAGTTGGCATTATTAATCCATGGAATAACTGCGACTCCAAGTCCGTCATAATCCAACACAGTGGGCTTCATTATAATGTTTACGTTACTAGTAAAGTACCCAAGGAGTTCTTTAAGGGAACATAGCTCATTAGTGTTCTTGTAAAACACATCATGGTTACCAGGGATTATGTCCATAGTAATGCCAGCATCTCTCATGGGCTCTAGGAAATCTCTTCGGTTCTGATTTAGAGCTTTAAAGTTTACAAATTTGCGGTGTTCATAGTAATCACCTAGATGCAGGATATTTTTGATATTGTGTTCTTTAAGATACGGAAAGAAAATTTCGTTATAAAATCGGCCTTGGTAGTTTAAAAATATATCTGATGAGTTTCTTACTCCACAATGAGTATCATTTAATATTGCTACTTTCATAATGTTATACCATAAATAGTTCTAGTTTATCTTTAGATTTAAGCTTCTCTTCTTTGGCAAATTCTTTAATCTTAGCGTCCTTGTGTTTTACCTGATCAATTCTGTTTCTTAGGGTATCTACATATTGCATAGTTTGTTCGGCACCTTCTCCGTCCATACCCATAGCAACAAAGTCCTCGACGCCACATTTCTCAATATATCTAAACTTGATATCCTGTTGCTTCTTCTCTTTAGTAATTCGTCTAATGAAGGCGAAATAGCATATCTGAGTGAAGTAAGAAAACGCATTAGGTTTACCTGTCCTAGTCGCAGCTTCGATGTTATAGTTACCAATAGCTCGTAGACAGTTTTCTACTGCATCCATGACCATTTCTTCTCGGTAAGTATACCGTACAAAGTTAGGTCTATGTGATAGTCCTTCTGCGATCTTAATAAAGCATGTGGCAATATAGTCATTCACTATAGGCATCACGGTATCATCCGTACGTGCTTCGAGTGCAGATTTTGCATAGTCATAGACTGCTTCAGAGAAGTCTCGGTTGTTAACGTAATGTGGTTTTTCTTTTGGTTTTAGTTTAGTCATAATTGGGTTTCCTCCATAATAGATATATTATAACACATTTTGAGGTAAAAGTAAAGTGTTATTTTAATTTATTTAATTGCAGAAAAGGGTTGACAAAAACGTGTGCATATGTTATAATATATAAGTCAACCGGGGGGTTAGAGGTATACCACAATTAATGTATGGTATCCTTAAGGTTATTAATGTAATCCACGGGGTGAACTTCATCATCATACTCGGTATCTTCTCCTTCAAATCGTGAAGTAATCTCATCTGTAATTCTATTTAATAATGTCTCTTGACTCTCCGGAGGCTCGAAGGCCGCTTTGGCCGAGAGAGTATACTTGATGTACTCTTTCTTTATATCGTCTACTACACTAGAACTAGTCATAATGTTATGCTTGTCTATAGTATATCTCTTTTGGTCAGAAAAGGGAAACCATGGGCTAAACTGGTAACCACCAATCATAGTACTATAGACAGAAATAGGTCTTTCAATCAGATAGTTGTCTGGATTGTCACTACTCACTAAAGCGATGATATTATCACCGTTGATTAGTTTAAAGTTTCTTATGTTTAAGTCTTCCATATTATATATTTATATCGTAAACATTGTAGTCGAATTTCTCTTTAGCATATATTTTAATGCGCTCTGCAGCATGAACCAAGGTATAGTTCTTCTTACTCTTCCAATGCAAATCGTCTGCAATATCATACACCTTAGTATCTATACCATCAGCTGACTTTCTTAATCCTCTACCTATGGACTGTAGAACCCTAATCTGAGACTTACTTGGCGAAGCAAATATGATATTATGAAGACGCTTAATATTGATACCAGTACTAAAAGTACCCATACTCGCCACAATAATCGCGTCATCCTGCGTTTCGGTAATAGCTCTGACATTTTCTCGGTCGTCAACGTTGGTTTCTCCACTTACATAGAACAGATTTCTCTCTTGACCCTTTAGCTTCTCTCGTAGCATGTTATGAAGGGGTTTACCGTGCTTATCTACATACTGGAACAGTACAAGGGTATTACCCGTACAGTCTATAGCTAGATTAGATATAAAGTTGTTTCTAGGTTCATACTGCACAATAAAGTCCATCTCTTGCTGATAGTCTCTTTTAATCTTACAAAACTCGTCAGCATACTTTAATAATAGTACATTAATATCTAACTGAGCTAAATCGTTATTATCCATTAACTTCTTAGTGGTAGTCACCTTATGTACTGGACCAAATAACCCTTCTAATACTAATTGGTGAGTCTGGGTTCCATCCAAAGTACCTGTAGTACCCATTCTATATCTACACTCAGTACACTTCTCTAATATAGAAGTTAATGACTTAGCCTTAAAAGCGTGTGCTTCATCACCTACAACCATACCAAAGGGCTGGAACCATCCTGAACTTTCTTTATATATTGACTGCCAAGTGGTAATGATAACTCGCGGCTTGACGTTATATTTCTCTTTACCTGCATAAATCTTATGACAGTTCTCGGTTACTTCCCATTCATCAAACTGTGAATAGTCGGCAAAATCAGAGTACATCTGTTCTACCAGAGAGGTAGTAGGTACAATAAGTAGAACACTTTGATCGGACTCTTCCAAGAAGTGTCTAATAGCTAAGTAAATAATAAGTGACTTACCAGAAGCGGTAGGTGATAGTAGTAGAGACTGGCCGTTGGTAAGAGCATGTTCTAGTGCTGCGATCTGATAGTCACGAGGTGTTATTTCATTACCACCCGCTGTAAGAGTTACCTCGTTAAGTAGTGCTGGTATATCTATGATATTCTTTGCACCAGCTAAACCATATGTTCTATTGGGTTCTGGTTGTATATCATACTGTCGAGCATTAGCAAACTCTTGCATATACTGAAACAATCCAGAATAGAGAGTTTTCTTTCTTAGATCAAAGAGTCTGATTTTACCATCCCACATTCTATTCTTATATGCTGGCATAAACTTATAGCCAGGGACATAGAAACAAAAGTGTTCTGCTAGTTCCATCTCAATAGAGGGGTCTGTGATTATCTCCAAGAAGGATTCATTCTTCTTTTTAACTTTAATTAAATCCATTACAATAATTCTTTCAGTCTATTCATAGTAGTATCTATATCACTACATAGGTACTCAAAAATATAGTAACATAAGAACCTTCGTGTTAATTCTTTATTATACCAGGTATCAACTGTGTTTATCATTCCTCGTAACTGAGTTAAGGATCTCATGTCTTGTGTCACCCAATGATAGTCTGGATAGCCATATGTAATCATAGGAACATCATGCATCATACACTCTATACCAGCAGTACTGTTATCTACTATAGCAACACGAGTCTTAGGTAACACAGAATGTATTGTGGTAAACCCTTTTAGAATTTGCACATTACTCATTTCTTCCCATTTTCTATAAGTTCGTTTCTCAGCCACTGTCGATGCTTTATATCTGGGATGCAGTTTAAGTACTATATCCTCACCTTCTAGTTTATCAAGAATCATATCAATTCTATTAATATGACC